GGGTTTTTTATGGTGTTGAATATGTCGACTCAGGCACAAAAAAGACAACATTTAAAAACTTCTGGCCGGGATCAAATAATGTCAGTGTTGATACAAACTTTCCTATTAAGGCGTTTGTATATGACAATCCTATGCAACTCTTTACTGTTGTTGCAGATGGAACTAACACAGATAGAGCGACAGCTTTAGCCGATGTTTTTGCAAATGCAAGTATGGCAAGTGTAAATAACGGTAGCACCAACACGGGTCAGTCTACTGATATGCTTGACATATCTACAGCTGCAACAACAGGAACTTTAGATGTCAGAATAGTAGGGTTGTATGAAGATGAAGGTAATACAGATTACTCAGCAGTGGGTCATCAGTATATTGTACGTCTTCTAGGACACTTTAACTCAGGCTTTGCAGCTGCTGTAAATACAGCAGACAACGCAGGTATATAAGGAGAATAGAGTATGGCTATATCAAGAGCACAATTAGCTAAAGAGCTAGAGCCTGGTCTTAATGCCTTATTTGGGCTTGAGTACGACAGGTATGAAAACGAACACGCAGAAATATTTGATGAAGAATCATCAGATAGAGCGTTTGAAGAAGAAGTGATGTTAGCAGGCTTCTCAACTGCACCAACTAAATCAGAAGGTGGAGCTGTAAGCTTTGATGATGCACAAGAAACATTTACTGCAAGATACACACATGAGACTATTGCTCTTGCTTTCTCAATCACTGAGGAAGCTATTGAGGATAATCTTTATGATAGACTTGCAAGTAGATACACCAAAGCATTAGCTAGATCTATGGCACAAACCAAACAGATCAAAGCTGCTGCTATTCTAAACAATGCGTTTAGTACAAGCAGTGCAATTGGTGACGGTGCTGCATTAGCGTCATCTTCTCACCCAACCATCAATGGTAACCAAAGCAACATTTTATCAACTGCTTCTGACTTAAATGAGACATCACTTGAGCAGGCATTGATAGATATTGCTGGTTTCAAAGATGAAAGAGGACTAAAAATTGCTGTAAGAGGCATGAAACTTATAATTCCGAAAGAATTACAGTTTACTGCTGAAAGAGTTATGAATAGTAATCTTAGAGTTGGAACTTCAGACAATGATGCAAACGCAATCAAAAACATGGGTATGTTACCAGAAGGAGCGGTTGTTAACCACTTCTTAACAGACACCGATGCGTTTTTCATCAAGACTGATGCACCAAATGGATTTAAAATGTTCAACCGTTCACCTATCAAAACAGCTATGGAAGGCGATTTTGATACAGGGAACATGAGATTTAAAGCCAGAGAGCGTTACAGCTTTGGTGTTTCCGACTGGAGATGTGTATTTGCAACTCCTGGAGCATAAAATATTTTAATATTTTTAAAGGGGTCTTTTCAGGCCCCTTTTTTTATGTATAATAGAGGTACCTTGACGAAGAATTAACTTCGACAATAGCCAAGACAAGGAGACATATATGGCTAATTCAACTTTCTCAGGTCCTATAAGATCTGAAAGCACCATTAAAACCGTGAGCAAAAATGCTTCTACTGGAGTGATAACAGAAGTAATTACAATGGGAGATGCACCAGTTGCATTAGGAGATGAAGACAAAACACTGGATAACGCTACACATAGCGGAAGAGTTTTAGCTGTTCCAGCACTTGCTTCAAATAGAACAATAACTTTACCAGCACCAGTTGCAGGAGCTACTTTTAAGTTTATTTATGCAGGAGCCGCTGAAGAAGCAGAAAATTTAATAATAGTCACTCCTGGAAACTCAAACTTTTTCTTAGGTAATGTTCAGCATTTAGACACAAACGCAGACAATGTGGGTGTTTATGCAAACGGTAGCTCTAATTCAAAGTTAACTTTAACAGACTTTGGCAGCATGGAAATTAATATAGTAGGCAAAGATAGCACTAACTACTATATTTGGGGTAACGTAGTTTCTGAAGACGCACCAGCTTTTGCTGACCAATAATAGGAGGCTTAAATGGCAGGCTCTGATGTAAAAGCAAAAAGGATTACTGGAACGGGTTCACTTGGTGTTGGACCCGCTCGAATAAGACAGATACAATTAAAAACTGCCTCTGGAACTCCACGACTTACTGTGACAGATGCAAGTGGCGGTGCTACAGTTTTAGATTTAGATTTTAATGCTTCAGATACTCATTCTGTAAATATTCCTGCTGAAGGAATTAAGGTTAGTGATATATTTGTAAGTACATTAACAAATATTACAGCAGCAACCTTTTTCTTTAATTAGGATAAACATGACTAGGAAAAGGGACAAACAACCGCCTAGAACAAAAAAATATTACCGCTCCACTAAAAGTGGGGCGGGCATGACAGCAGCTGGTGTGGCTAAATATAGACGTGATAATCCGGGTAGTAAGCTTAAAACAGCTGTGACAGGCAAAGTAAAAAAGGGTTCAAAAGCAGCAAAAAGAAGAAAATCATTTTGTGCAAGAAGTGCAGGACAAATGAAGAAATTTCCAAAAGCAGCAAAAAATCCTAATAGTAGATTAAGGCAAGCAAGAAGAAGGTGGAAGTGTTAATGGCGACCAAACGAGAAAAAGATTTTTTACATAATTTAGATAAAAGAATGTCTGTACTTGAAGAAGTCATCAAAAGATTAGAAAGTAATCATCTTACACACTTACAGGCACAAATAGATAAAATAGATAGACGTGTATGGATGTTAATAGCTGGTGTGGTCTTACAACTCATATCGATTGTATTTATTTTTGTAGGAGGTAAGTAATGGCATTAACGGGTGTAGCAAAAAGAAAAGTAAAAAAAGTACAAGGCAAATTAAAAAAAGCCAGTAAAGCCCACGCAAAACAATCAAAAATATTAGGCAGTTTATTAAAAAATGGCACCAAAAAGAAAAAAAGATCCTAAAGTTGGAACAGGAAAAAAACCAAAAGGTTCTGGCAGACGTTTATATACGGATGAAAACCCTAAGGACACGGTTAGTATTAAATTTGCTACGCCGGCGGATGCCAGAGCAACTGTTGCTAAGGTTAAGAAAATCAATAAGCCTTTTGCGAGAAAGATACAAATTCTTACAGTCGGTGAGCAAAGAGCAAAAGTGATGGGTAAAACTCAAGTTGCAAATATATTTAAAAAAGGTAAAGATAGTATTAGAAAACAAAGGAGTACAGCATGACCGTTGTTAGAACTGGACCCAAGCCGGGCAAACAAAAGGTTACATATTTTAAAAAAGGCGGAGCGGCAAAAAGTAAAGGCAGTAAAATTTGTCCAGCTGGCAAAGCATGGGCTAAAAGAACTTTTGATACCTATCCATCAGCATATGCAAACATGGCTGCTTCAAAATATTGTAAAGACCCTAATTACGCTAAAGGGGCAAAAGGTAAAAAGTAATGGGTGCTCTTAAAGATTGGGTAAAACAGGATTGGGTGCGAATAGGCACTGACGGAAAGATTAAGGGTAAATGTGGGACTTCCAAAGATAAAAAAAATCCAGACAGATGTTTGCCTAGAGCAAAAGCAAATAGTTTATCACAAAAGCAAAGAGCCTCTACAGCAAAAAAGAAAAAACGAGAAGGCTCAAAGGGTAAGACTTTTGTATCTAATACTAAAGCAGCGAAAGTTACAAAGATGGGCACAGGAGGAGCAGTCCCAACAACAAAAGCAAAAAGACCCTTTAAAGGTAAAGTAAAAACAGGTAGCGTAGTAGCTAGAGGCTGTGGAGCAGTCATGGCTAATAGAAGAAAACAAACAAAAGGTTCAGTAAGCACTTAAGAAAGGAGAGCAAAATGCCAGTAAAAAAGAAAAAAAATATGAAGAAAAAAGGTTACGCCAAAATGATGGGTGGCGGCGTAGCTGGTATGAAAAAGAAAGGTTTCGCTAAAGGCGGGACAGTTAAAAAGATGAAAGCCGGTGGTGCAGCCGGTATGAAAAAGAAAGGTTATGCAAAAGGCGGTGCCGTTAAGAAGATGATGGGTGGCGGTGCAGCTGGCATGAAGAAAAAAGGTTTTGCTAAAGGCGGTGCTATCAAGAAAATGAGAAGAGGCGGCCGAGCATAAGTGCCTTATCTTCAAAGTAACATCCCGCATTTCAAATGCTGGGTGAGAAGAGAGTATACGCACAATCACGAAAAATATCATGGTGAATTTATTCATGCTATGGCTATTGCAGTCACTACTGTGCCTGATAGATGTTTAAGTTTTCAAATGATTTTCACAGGTTGTGAGTCTGATTTTGATGAAAGTCAAAATATTAACGGTGGGGCTATGTGGGCTCGTATGCCGATTACAGCTCTAATTGCAGATACTCCTTTGGACAATTGGCCAGAGCCTATGCCTGTTCATTTAGTCCAACCTTGGGATTGCAGTTCTCATCATCATTCAATAATAAAACTAGACCGAGTAAGCTCAAGTCCTTGGAAATGTAAGATTGATGGTAAGTTTTACACAGGAAGATATTTATTTACCGTAGATTATACAGAGTCTGATATAGCGGACGATCCCGCACAACATAAACAAAGTCATGTAATAGAATTAACTGATGCTGGTAAATGGACTGGAAATATAGTAGCATTACCTAATAATAGGGTCCGTGCGACGAGTCCTGCATTATGGGAAACTGGTGAGGGGGCACCTGATTTTAAACCAAGCCAGTGGATTCATAATGCAGAATGTGATAATAGTTATATGGACCCGAGTGTTACGTTTGATAATTTGTATAAGGATTAAATATGGCAACTTCAAATTCAACAGATTTCGAGCTAGATGTAGCTGAATATATTGAAGAGGCTTTTGAACGGTGCGGTTTGGAAGTTAGGACAGGATATGATTTAAAAACTGCAAGACGTTCAATAAATTTGATGTTGGCAGAATGGGCTAATAGAGGTCTAAATCAATGGACTATTGAACAACGTACACAGACTGTTACAGCTAATGACGTTGATTATTCTTCCT